GGAGAAGCCCACCGATGAAGATCGCTACTGATTGTGGTAGTAACATGAGATTTTCCCTTCAGCTGGGGAATCAGTTGGTGTGCTGCTGTCCTTGGCATCCGTCGTAGTCCCACAAGGATACACTACTGCGGGATCGTACGGAGGCCAGGTTGTGATCACATACGGAGGATTGCAAGACTCACACATCCGAACGGTAGGAGCCCAGATCTTTCCACACTTAGGGCAAGCCCAACCGGTCGGGATTTGAACATCGGAATTAGGGACTACGTGGACGAAGTAGTTCTGGCGAGTGAACCCTGTTCCCTCATTCATCGCCCATCCATCAGTCTTAGAACCTTCGCTCTGCTTATCAAACTGCCCCAGTGGACAATTCGCTTTGTGGTATCCCTTGATGAATCCTCCATCCCCGAGATAATTGTTGCAGTAGGGGCAATATTTTGAATTCTTTTCCACTTCAACCTCCATTCACAAATTTAAGAATCTTCTTCTTCAGTTTTTCCGGATTCTTCAATTCCCTACTCCAAATAAAAAGAGTCCGATATCCATACTTAGCAAAGTGTCTTGCTCGTGTTCTTGTATTCTCTCCCCTATGCCAATGTTCTCCATTGAACTCTATCAATAGCATAGAACCATCAGTACTGACAAAGTCAGGACACTTGCCATCGACGAATAACTTTCCATTTCCTACATATTTGAACAACCTCAGAAATAGGGAATTGAGAATACTTAGAATTCTCAATTCCATTTTATTTGGACTCCTACGAAAAGCCAACCACATCTTCTTAGCAAACTCGGGATCCTTCCACAACAGCTTCCAAGAATTGGAAATTTTTCTCTTGCGACTGATAGAATGGAGTTTTCCTTTGTGTGAATCAGATATCTTTTTTCTGTGGGCCGACGAAAGGGAATTTCCATACATAGGATTATTTGGGCCCATCAACTTCAAGGCTATCTTCCTCCTATGGTCCAAAGAAAACTGTCTTCCTTGAAGAGCACGAGATAATTTCTCCTTTGTCCTTAATGAAAGATGTTTCCCAAACATTGGATTGTTCTCACCTTTTATAGCATCAGAAATCCTTGTCCTATGTTCCAGCGAAAACATCCTTACGACCTATTTCTCAGCTGTGTTGTTGCAGTAAGAGCAATAGCCTTTCCCCGTCTTACTCACTTTTTCCTCCAATGCTCAATAGTGTTGACTTGACCTTTTGGTATTCGATCAATGCGATCGACCCCTCAGGCCGAGGAGTTATAGCTATCCAACCATTCTTATCCAGGTGGTCATAGACGATCTGTGCATCAGACAACGAATAAAAGACATCTGATACAGAGTAGTTGCTCTCTGATTTGAGACCATCCCGAGGATCGACATATTCGACATGGACACTGAGCACCCAGACGTTATCCCCGTCCTTGAACTCTTCCTCAAGAGCAAACTCTCGTTGTGTGATCAGGTCAGGATAATCCATTTAACCACCCATCCTTATAGATTTCGGGAATTTGCCGCGTCCAGAGCCACCAGACTTCCCCCCTCCACTCCCGACTGGGTTGGACGGGACAAAGGGAAAGGAGAATCCTGAACCAGCAGCGAACTCATCGAATGTGACTCCTGGTGATTGCCTCATCTGACCTGAGGAAGACAATGCCCTCCTCATGTTTCCGAATGTCTCCTGTGCAGCTGACCTGTTCATGTCCATTGCGAAGATCTCTTGCCCCATGGCACGGCCTTTGGGGACCTGAGAGAGGAATCGTTCCTTTGTCTTCAAGTCCCCGATCAGCCGTGCAACACCCGCCCAAGTGTCGGAGGCGTCTTGCTTCATCCCACTCCGTTTCCTGGGCTTCTCCTTACCACTGGGATTCCTCAGATACTTCAACTCATCGATGACGGGTCTGGCATCGTAGGATTCGATCAGTCCGGTGTATACCAGGGACTTGAGGAAGTCGTAATCCTGGCAGGAGACGTTGTGCCGTTCAGCCTTGATCCCCAGCTTGACTAATCGTTCTACTCCAGTGGCCGAGTTCCAGTGGTCAAAGGCAACGTACCTGACGGGAAGGATCTTGGCCAATTGGACAATGATATCTTCCAAGTTCAGAAGTGAGACCTGGAGTCCTGTCCTCCGATCTGGCTCCCAAATGATCGTCACATCGACGATGAGCTTAGCTCGCCTGATCCTTACCGCGTTCTCTATCCCATCGACTTCCTCGATGTGAGCAAGAGTCATTGCTGCGTTGCACTGAATCTCACCACCATCAGCGTGGATGAAATAGGAAGTCTTTGGGTTGATCATCTCTGATCGGATCAGAGTGATCTCTTTCCCGATGTACTTGATGACCTTCCCTGAGGAGTCCGGGTAGCTTACGAAAGTGCTCTTGACTTCTAGGAGAGCTCTCCGGTCGGGGACAATGCAACCATCCAACCGGTCAGGGTATTCGAAGTAAGGGTCCTCAGCCTTAGGAGGATCACAGAGGTATTTGCAAACTGCATCGGAGATCCCCATCGGGCTGTTGAAGTCATCGAAGTACTCGATCGGGATCTCGAGTGAAATCCCCTTGTGATCGAAGATGAAGACTTCGCCAGAATAGCAGATCGTCTCATTGCCCTTGGTGAAAGGCTTCCACTCCCACGGGTAAGCGAAATCTCGGTAGACTCTCTTGTTACCTTCTACCGATTCGTAGAGGGTGAGTGTGAAGTCCTTCTCCTGCCGAGGGAAGGACATGACGATGCCCTTCCAATGTGGAAATCGTGAGGAGGCTGAAGTCCTGAGCGTCGAATAGATACGATCTGCATTCTCTTGCTCGTTCTCAGACCTAAACGCCGAAGCTTCATCCATCACCCAGAAGACGATGTTCAATCCTTCCCACCGCTCGTTCATGGAGTGGCGGGATACGATCCTTATCCCATGAGGAAAGACGATCTTGTCGGCAGTGATCTTGACCACGTCCTTGAAACGATCGAACCCTGGAGGAGGGTTCTGTGGCCGTGAGATCACCCGGTCTGACTCCATGATGACATATCGATTCTTGAGCCACCGCCAGCTGAGAACCAGGGACTTCAGCTTCTCGAAGTATACGTCCTGGGCCTGCTGCTGGTTGGAAGCTACGTTCACAAAGTCCAACTTCTCATGAGGGAGCTGGCGGCAGAGCCTCTGGGGATTCTTGTTGCAGAGGAGGACATGGACAACTGCACAAGCCATGAGGGTCCCTACGGTATCCTTCCCTCCTCCTTTGCCTACGACGAAGACCCCCATGTTCGCCAGAGCGGGGTCTGTGAACGTCTTCGTCGGGTCTTTCCCCAGGAGTGCTTCAGCTGCCTGGTACTGCCGCTCGGTCAAAGGTGGGAGTCCCATGTGGTCATAGGACTCGACCAATGTCCTGAAGTCTACAGGGACCTCTCCCCAGTCTCGAGCGAGGTCATCGTCTACATCATTGAAGAATGAATCCAGATCGGAGGGGAGATCTTTGACGCCAACATTTGAGCCTTCCAGGAATTTCTTCTGGAAGGCAATGCGTTTGCCTTGGGACATAAATCAATCAGCTAGTCTTTCTTGGAAGCTGAGGAAGGAGGTCCCATCCTCTCGGCTGGACCATGGCCCGGCTCACCGGGGCCAACCTCTTTTGCCACAGGGATATACAGCCCGATGTAACGCTCCAAGGTCTCCAGAGCCATGTCCGCTGACTCCTTCGCATCTTGGACCAACTTCTGGATCTCTTTGATATCCCCATCGGAGACTTCCCAAGTCTTACCCTTCTCCTTCCCAGGCTTCTCGAACAACTCCCAGGCCTCGGAAGCGGACGATGTGAGTTCATCCAAGGCCATCTCGATGTCACCGAGGTACTCTTCCTTCTCACCCCCTGGGTCCTCAGCCTTCTTCTTCAAGGAAGCTGTGACCCCTTCCTCCGGAGGAGCCTCAGTGAAGTTACCCTGGTACTCCATGACCGTTCGAGAACACTTCTCAGCAGTGTCCTTCAGATCCTCGAGGCCCTTGAGGATACTCTCTAAGTCTTCTTTCCCCCGGGGAGCAGCCTCGAACGTGTCGAACAAATGGGTGGCTTCCTCCTTCAACATCTCGAGTCCCGCTTCTACACCACCCAGACCTTCTTCCTGTTCGTCCTCGACAGATTGCTCCCCTACTCCAGGAACAGTCTCTGGCCCTTGCTCATCCCCTACCGGAATCTCTGGAGCAGCTAACCTGACCATCTTCTCAGTGAGTGGCATCTTCATTCTCCTTCATGGATTTGCAGATTCAACAAGTTGAGGTGGTGATTGATCTATCTTTTCATTCTCACCCCCAATCTCTTCATCTACCACAGGTCCAGGAGCGGTAGTTGGTCCGTCTTGTGGATGATCAGTCAATGAAGGTCCTTTGTAAGCTCCCCTAGCTTCCACGACTTCGGGAGGCGAGGGAGGAGGTTCTTGTATCTTCATGGGAACACAGGGGCAGACGAGAACCTCCCCGGTGTGAACGTACCGTCCGGTGTATCCCCGGCCGAAGCATTTCTTGCAGTTCTTCTTGGCGGCAGATAGGTCCCAAGCTCCAAGCTTGTTGTTGATAACCACTCTCCCACCGCCTAGGTACTGAACCGCGGGGCTCTCAGGCGGGAATCCCATTGTCGGCCTGTGTGACATAGATCATCTTGGAACGGTCAATCGTTCCATCTTCTAAGACTGGATAGACGTGATGACAGCTGAAACATATCTCTCCGAGTTTCTTCTTGTCCTTCCCCAACCCTTTGTAGAGTGGGTAGAAGTCTCGATTCTTGAGACAATGCTTGCAGTGAAAACCTATCCGGACCTCACTTGACTTCTTTTCTTCTTTCTTCTTGACTGGCATCAGGAGACGCACCATGGATATTACCCTCCGTCTTTCGGAAATGTTTCAACAACCAATCCACTACCTTCTGAGGAATGCTTTCACCAAACACGAATGATCCGCAGACAGACTCTCCGTTGCAGAGTCCTGCGTAAGAAACCATCCCGGACTTGTTCAAGTCGATTGAGAAGACTCCATTGGTCAGACTATCCCACTCGAGCCTGGGGTCTCCCGTGTAGGGATCCCCATGGATCTCAGGTTGGATAAGTCCTTCTGGCAATGAAGCAATAAACGAATCTATGCTGATAGGAGGTCTGTAACCCATGATGTCCTCCAAGAGTCCTTGTGTTCTAACTTTGTCAGCTACGTCTTCCTCTTCTTCGTAGCCACAGCTGAAACAGATACGGTCCTCTGTAGCATACATGAGCTCACCAGTTGCCATGTTGATGCCCCAGACCGATCCCATAGAAAGGTATTCATTGCAGATGGGACAACGTCTGTTCCAACCTTCATCACTCACTTCTTCTGGCCCAGAAAATGGTCTTCCCTGAATCCTTTCATTGAGTTCTGAATGTATTCGAACTCTTTCATCAAGGGAAAGATGTTGAGCAAAGGAGAAGGACCGAAGTAGGGGAGTTGTTCCTTCTCCTTATGAATAGAGAAATGACGGAGCCTTGCTCCTTTGTAGAGTCGATGAACACCAGACCTATCCACAGTGTGGAGATCAATCCCCTCCCACCACATCCTGACCATCTCGTAGTGTACTGTCTGATCAGGAATGAGGATTGTCATCGGACCTCAGCCTTCGTGATGAACTCATACTTCATGTTGATCTTGTCCACTGGAGCAGGAGGGACGATGTTCCAAGTTATGAAAGCCGTGCCCTGATCGTTGACAGAAATAACTTCATCGACCTTGGAAGCCAAAAGCAATCCTGATCGGACCAAGTACTTCCCGTGTTCCTCAAGCCATTGAGAAAAAAGAATAGTCATCAGCTGAGAGCCTCCTTCATCTTCCGTGTAGAAGTGATGGCTCGTTCTACAACCTCAGCATGCTTCGTTTCCTGATACACCAAGATCCTCTGCTTGAACTCTTTCTTGGCGACTTCCTTGTCCTCCTTAGCGATCTTCGAATAGAGGACTTCGATAGCAATCTGAGCAACCTCTCCCGTGATCGATGTGTAGAGCTCGGTCAGGTCTTGACCCCGAGTCCGCTTCCAAAGAGAATCCTTGATCTGCCTGATCTGATCGAAGACATCGACTAACCGGTCCACTGAGGTATAAGTCTTAGCAGTCCGTATCTCAGTCAGGAGAATCCCACCGATCTCTTCCAAGTGATGGAGAAGTTGGGTGAGGTAGTCGACATCAGTTGCTGTACCAGACTTGATCAGCTCCTCGATGTGGTCCAGGATGCCATCCTTCTTCTCTGTAGCAACCTTGAGCTCTGACATCCTCCTTGACTTGACTTCTGGGTCCATAGAAGAGTAATACCGTTTCTTGTAGTCCAGTAAGCAGGATCGTGAGACGTTGAATCCGTGTTGCTCAATCAGGAGTCTCCTGATGCCCTCCACGGAGACCTTTAGAAATCCTACCTCCTGCTTCATGAGGAGATCGTCCACTACAGCTCGGAGGGGAGAGTTCATTATCTTCCCCGAGGGGACCTTAGCCCCTTTGACCTTCTTAGAGAGAGCAGCCATCTTCCCTGCGAACTTCGAGGAGAGAGATCGTTTCTCTTTCCTTGTGAGCATTGGAGCCCCGACCTTACGGGGAGGCTTCTTTTCTAAGAGTTTGTCTGTGTTACCTAATTCGTTGTCAACCATGAAGTTAGACGAATTGTACCTTTTCATTTAGAAGAATGGTTAAGACTAATGCTCATCTCTTTTTCTCTTGAGCAATTCAATAGCTTTCTTAGTCCCGTAGATCACCCCTGAAACATAGTTCTCAAACTTCTTGTCTCGTCGCTTCTTCTTGATGTTCTTGTTCAGTGTTCTCACCAAGAAGTCTAACTCGGCTTTCAAGTCTTTCTTTACATTGGGAATGGTTCTCATCCCAGAATCCCTCTTGCTTTATTCCTGGGACATTGCTTTCCTTGATAGTCATGTAGCCAACTTTCGCAAGCTGAACAGTGCTCTGGGTTCGGAGACATCTGGTAGTTTGATTTCTCAAGGATTGGACAAGGGAGTATCATACCAGAACCTCTTCCTGCTCCAATGAGTTTTTCTTCCTCAGGAACTTCTGTTAGTTTCCCACTCATTCATCTTCTCCTTTAGAATGGCCAGAACAAGTGTCTCTTCTCTTTCTTCTCCAAACCCTTCTTGATCACATCGAGAAGCTCTTTCTTCCGTTCTACTTCCTGTTCTGTATCTCCATATCCAGAAGGGCAAGCTAGAAACTCTTTTGCAGCATCAAAGTCACGTTCTAAAACCTCGTGGAGTTCACTCATCGGGAGTTGAGAGGTTCGGAGTAAGTTCACCAACTTAGGAGTAAAGTCTACAACAGGAGATCCTGAGAATCCTGAACGTCCATAATAAGAAGGATATGAGTCTCCTTTTCCCCATTTCCCTAAGTAGCTTGGACTGCTGTCTGGTCCTCCTACGAAGACTGTATTGCAGTACTCACAAGTCCAAGGAGGACTCTCCTTAGCCTCTAGAGCAGCTCCACAGTAGGTGCACCTCAGAGCAACGATCGGTGTTGAATGTGGAGAAATGAACTCACTCACCACTTTACACCTCCTTGAATGTCACAGAATCAAGATCTCCCAAGCGAGAATGACTACCCGGTTTGGTTTCATTTCATCCACTGCAATCGTCAAGTCAGGGTGCTTCCTGATACCGAGTCCACTCTTCATTGCTTTCCCCTTGAAGAGAAGACCATTCTCTTTCCTGATCATCTCAGCGACGACCTCTTTGAATGCCTTATCCAGTTTGCTGAACAATGAATCAAGTGGCTCACATTGGTCTTCGATCTCGAAGACTGATCTGGCGACTACGTCGTACTCGACCAAGTAAGGAGGAGGTTGGACTCCATCCATTTCCTCAGGACCTATCCTCTTCTCCTGTGGGTAAGCCTTCCTCAGGTCTGATTCCTCAATTCTCTTGAAGAGTAGAGCTCTGAGCTCTGAGTACTTCTTGTGGATCTCAATGCTCCGGTTAGGAAACTCTAATGTAAGCACTGTCCCTCCAATGAAGCAAAGAATGGAACGAGAATAGTCTTGGGTCCTTTGATCACAGCGACCATCTTCGTTGGGTCACCATGAGGATCTGGCTCGACTTCTACTGTAATCAAATCGTAAAGCACCTTGAGCTCGGGGAAGAATTGGTCAGAATATTTCATGAGACTCTCCAACGTCTTCTTCCGGATGGCTTCCTTCACTCGCTCATTCAATCCCTGTCCGATAAACCCCTTCAACGAATCCTTGAGGTCAGCCTTCATCCTGACCATCGTCTCATCGATGATCAACGTCGGCTCAGTCAAGCTGGTCATCCTCAAAAGCTGAATGGCCCCTGGTCTGCTCCTTCATCTCCCACTGTTGGAACTTCTTGTCCTCCTTCATCTCCCAATCATCCCCAACCATGGAGATGAGATTATCAGAGACAATCGAGATCATTCTTGGCACCTGGACCAGATCGAAAATCTCTTGGTTCAGGTACGTTTTCCAGTATAGTGAAGAAGATGCAGGAACGAGATCCTTTAGAGAATAGCCGCTTTTTCCGAAATGTCCATCGGGAAATCGGTAATTATCCAACCAGTAGACTGAGTCCTCAGCGGCATCAGTCAGAAACTTCTCTTCTCGGACTACCATGGAACTCCTCTCCATCTCCCAAAACGGTAAATCAGCTGCCACCTGAAACCATACCCACCAATGAACCCATTGAGAGATTGGTCAGCGGGGCGAGACTCGAACTCGCAATCTCCTGGTCCCAAGCCAGGAGCGCTACCTATTGCGCTACCCGCTGGCTTGGGGTTCGGGTTATCTCTCAACGAGTTTTCCATCGATTATTTCGAAATCCTTTCCATTGATCAAGTCGCTAACAAGAACATTGGGATGCCAGTATGAAATCAGAACTGTATCCTCGGGAACTTTAAGAACCTCTCCCAACGTTGGGCCGCTTTTTAGTCCTAACGGATCACCGTCAGCTTTAACAGGAAGCATCTTACCCCCGCGTCGTCGCCACGTTGGGAGAGACTCCACCACAAACGGAAAAGGACGGCACCCACAAGATGATCTCGGTGGCGATCGGGATCACCCACTCCATGGGGGCCGTCCTTTTGTACCTGAGTCCAAGCTTCCTGAATCAGTCGCAGAGAAGTCTATTGCATCCCCGCCGTCAGGAGCCTTCAATCCTTGAAACGCTTTGTAGTCTTCAGTGTGTTCACGATTCGTCTTCCCTTGGTTGAGAGGAACTCTCTTCCGCTGAGGACAGATGTGATTTCCCGTTGCAGGGCATCCACACATTTCACAAAGATCTTCATCGGAGAACATGTCCCGGAGGTTGACGACTTCCTCCTGACCGCCAGGGCCACCGACGAAGTCGGCGAACAGGAACTTGTAGGGAGCTTCCTTCGCAACGACCTCTGGAGACAACCCTTCAGGGATTCGATAAGCCAGCTTAGTGAAATGGATCATCTCACCATCTCGAACCCCTGAAGCAGTCATCTCGATCAACCCATCACCTGTAGCTGAACTCGGGGCAAACGTCCCCTGCACAGACACGACAACATCTCCAGATAGCCCCTTGGTCTCATCGACCTGGAATGGGGTGAACCTGGAGATCATCTCGATGTATGCATCATGAGGAACGATGTACGACATTTTGAACTGCCCCTTGTCCATGTGCCTTGCTTCTTGCCCTCCATATTTGGGAGTCGCTTATATAATATAGATCCGTGGGTGTTTTACTTAAGCGTTTTGGCAAGGTGTCTATAGATAGTATCCGATACAGACTACAGTCGATAACTATAGCAAGTGATTAAAATAGATTGAGTTACCCGGTAGATCCTACAGCTGAAAAATATCTACATGCCCCACCCACATTGCGGTGAATGAGGAGGTTGTTAAGCACCCTCCTAGGTGGAATATGCTTCTCGAAAGTCATCCAATCGATCCAAGTACCTTTCCCAGTAAGCTGTCTGAAATTCAGAACGCGTACAACTTCATTCCAACCAAATGAACCGATACCCGCTCCGAGATCGGGATGAATCATGGTCTTGAACTTATCCTGCCCAATTGCGTCAATAACCAGAACTGAATGATATCCTACATTAGGATGATAAATAGCAAACTCGATTGGAAACCCTTTCTCGATTATCCTCTTAACCCAGGAGAATGTTATCTTTCCCGAATAGTGATGCTCCACAAGGAAGAGATCCTCATACACCCAGTTCATCCTGAGAGCTGATCCATATCTCGCCCGAGCCATATCCACAAGGCATTCATACCGCTGAGAATCCTGAAGGATTGGAGTCTTCCCAAGGAAGACAGCAGCATTGAGTGCAGCAACTAACTGGCATTCATTATACTTCTGTTTGTTTATGTATCCTTTCACTCTTTAATCCCTTTGATGAAATGACCCAACACTACTGCAAGAACCCAAACACCAATTGAGACGTACACCAACCAGTGCAGATCAGGACCAGGTGTGTAGATGGTCAGTGGACCTTGGGAAGTAACTGACCCGCCAATCACTCCCGAGCAGGCTCCTCTGAAGAACAAATAGAAACACAACCCGATCAAGACCCACCAGATCTTTTTAAGACAATATTTCATAATTTCATTTTTATGATAGCATCCGAACTGAACCCAAATTGAACAACAATAAAATCGGGGGAAGGGAGAGTCCACTCAAATCTCAGACCGATCATACAATCCTTCCCATCGATAGACACACCCTTCAACCTAGCATGATTAGGAACATCTTTGATAAACTGCCTGAGATCTCCAGCAGTAATTCCTTCTTTGAACTCTACTTCCCCTTTAGGGCCCTTCCATTTTTCTAAAGTATCAATCAGACGGTCTAGATGAAACTTCTCCACGTTGGACAAATCAGAAGGAGACAGCGGATGAAGCAAAAGTTTAGCAAGATCCAAAATAGCTTGTCGTTCCTCAGTCATCTCACCCTCCCACCTTTTGCTCTTCTTAGGATTAGGTCCATGGCACTTAGGACACTTCTTTTCCGTTCGATGGTCATATCCGGTCCCGCACTTAAGACAACGGGTCATTTCCCCTTCCATCCCAGTTCTTCCAACATCTTCTTGATCCGAGGAGAATCAAACCCCTCACCCTTGACAACCTTTCCATCCTCTCGCTTGGAACTCAGTGGCTTGGTCATATTGCTCCGGTGTACCTCATCGAAGAAAGTATCAATGACTATCCCAAAGGATACACAAGTCCCTACGACCACGTAGAGGAGATCACAGATCCCGTCCACAGTCTCTACCATATCTCCTGCCCGGATGGCCTCAACAAGCTCCTTGGCTTCTTCCTCAATCAGATTAGCACGAAGGTCCGGTTGTTCGAAATCGGGAATAAGCCCCCCGATGGCTAAACAGTGTTTCTCATGGAACTCCTCAAGCTGTGATCTCATCTTGAACATGACTTCTTCTCCCGATCTGCCGTAGGCTTGAACTGTTTCACGAACTTGATTGTCTCGAACGTGACCGGCTCATTCCTGCCCTCAGAAACCAGCTTGGCCAGCTTCAGAAGATTTTTGATGTCACGTCCTGTGAGATCATCGAACTCCTTTGCAGCCTGATTGATGACTGAAACAGAGATGTTGACCTTCGCAGTATCAGACAAGATCTTCCAGATCCTCTTCTGGTTCTCAACCGTAGGGACACGATAATCGATCCTAGCGACGCACCGGCTGGCAATGGCATCATCCACCAAGTCAGCCCGGTTAGTCGTGAGGAACAAGACCCCCTTGTAGTACTCCAAGACCCTGAGGAAGACACCGACGATTGCGTTCTGAGCCAGATCACTCCCTCTAGGGGACATGTAGACATCAGCCTCATCGATGAGAAGAATAGCTTTCCACCGTGCCGACCTAGCGAAGACCTTAAGGAGTTCATTCTCCAGTTCCTCAGCATTGATCCCTAACTGTGAAGCCTGGACAGAGTACAGAGGCAGCTCCATAACCTCCGCATAGACCTCCGCAGTTAGCGTCTTACCCGTCCCGGGGATCCCTGCACAGAGGATGATCGACCCTCCTCCTTTCCCAGAGATGATGTCACTGAAACCTCCTTTGTGGGCTAAGAGCATCCCAACAAGGCTCCTGGACTCAGGAGGAAGGACAAGCTTGTCACCAAGCTTAGGGTCGTACTTGTACTCCGTGAGCTGTTCTACATCTACCCTCAACCTCAGTTGGCGTCTGAGATCGAAGCAGACTAGTGTCGGGTGGACAGGGAGATCAGGATCGGGGAGTTCATCAACCTTATCTTCCACATGATCACCATCATCGTCACCGTCATCCGCTTCATCCTTAGCCTTCCCGACTTTAACTTTCATCCAGAAGAACCTATCGATCTCGATCTCCTTAGATTCCTTCTTCTCACTTTCAAAGAATAGATCGATGACAACCCGTGCCGGTTCTCCATCCTTATCCAGGATGATAGTCTTCGTATCATCCCTCCACCATCTCCAATCATCACCGTCGTCATCCTCGTCATTCCCATCTACATCGTCAGAAGCTGTCCCGGTGGCCAGGTACTGTTTCCCAATATTGGTGCAATGCTCATAGAACAACTTCTTCCTCAGCTCATACTCCTCCTCGAGTTCCTTAGTCTCGAGGATGTACCCCTTCTTCGCCAAAGCTTCCTCGATCATCATCCCCGTGCAATCTTCGTCGTTGAAATGAAGAACTTTTTTGGAACGCTTCCCGAACTCGATCCAGATCAGATCGATTGTAGCATAGGCCGGTTGAAAGTACCGTCCCTTTTCAGGAGGATGGTACTCGATGTCTGAAACGTAGGAGGCATACCAAGCATCTCTCCCCTCATCCTTCAGGTAGAGTCTGTGCTTAGGAAGCTCTAAGATGGCCAAACGGACCAAGGAGAAGAATTGCTGCACTGTGCGGCACTTGACCTTGTTCCCCTTCCCCTCTAGGGCATTTAGCCACTTCTTACAGTCCATAACAAGGATTCGCGCTCTCCTGTTCTCCTTGAACGGAGTCACAAGTTGGATCAGCTTGTTGATCTCGGGGACAGAAAGCTCATCCAGCTTCACCTCATGTCCACTTCTCCAATTCCATTCCGCATCCTTATCAATCCCATACGGCTTGAGCTTAGCTGGACCGATGTTATCGATCAAACTCTTTGGCAGTCTTACTTTCATGATTTCTCTCCTAATGAATTGGAGTGAATGAAACTACCTTCCTGTTCAAGTCTGATCCTTCCCAATCAATCCTGATAAAATGACGACCGGAGACTGTAGTGACTGAAGTAGTCTCAAGGTCGCTCAACATGATTTTACAGAGACCATGAATCATACTAACAACGACTAATTCCGAGGGATGGATCTTTTCATCGAGAACTTCATCCATGAAAAGGAAGTGTTCATTGACCGCAACTTCCCTGAGCAGCTTGATCATAATCCTAACGCCTTAACGGAGTTATCCTGACGGACTTTCTCTTCGGGAGTCAAATGCCAAGCATGGTATGACTTATATTGCCCTTGGGTGATACACTTTGAACACCCAACCTTGAAAGCCCCACCAATCCAAATGTGGGATGCATGTCTCTCAAACTTCTTCCTCAAAGGATAAAGGACAGATAGCAACTCCTTTGTTGCAACGACTTCTTTTCCAAACCCTATAAGACCCCCTCTTGCTTTGCACTTCATACAGAACCATTCAGCTCCGGGGAACAAGAAGGTTGAAATGAGAGGAGTCCCGCAGTTGGGGCAGACCATGATCTTTCGATAATTCCTGATCATGCCATACAGTCCTTAATAATGACGTTCATTTCCCCGCCAAAACCCGAAGAGCGTGCTGTTTCCTGAGTTCCCTTTCCTCCTTCAGCGTCATACCATAGGGAGGATTGAAATGCTGTTTCTGGTAGTAAATCACGCCTGTCTTAACCCAGGGTTTCCTGCACCAACGGCAAACGACCTCCCCTTTCGGACTTATAATGACCCCATTATCACAATCGCATCCCGGACAAAGATAGACCTGAAATTCGGTAGACTTCTCCATACGATAATTCCAGATCATACCACTGCTTTCCGCAAGAGCCTGATATCTTCCTTCTCTTTCTTCAAGATCTTGAACAACACTTGCTTATTGACTTCATGATCAATGGCATTGTCTATAAGCAAGGTTAGAACATTAGGAGGAAGCGCATCGACCTCCCAAGAGTTCCCCCCATGTTTTTCAATGAAACCTCTAGCCCTAGGATCACTTGTCTTAGCCGGGTTAGGAGGAAGCGAATAAGAAGCGATCTGATCTTTTGTCAAAGCGAGCTTGGACACAGCTACCTCTTCTGCACCGAACGTATATAAGCGGTCCCGGATATCCCTTACCATATCCTCACCACTGGGATCGAAGTCCCCAATGTAGAACAATGACTGAATCTCACTCCGGTGATCGATAAATCGCTTAGAGGCCTCATACATAGCAGTCTGTGAAGAGTACCCCTTGTTGACCATGAGCGTCACATGGTGCTTCTTAGCCAAGGGGGACAGAACCCCCGCCAATGCATCTTTCTCGACCCAGAGCTCAACATACTTGTTCTGCCCTTCCCACCGAGGAAGCCTGTAAGATGCCACAGCTGATTCAACAAGATCAGCAATGCTGTCCCATTCCGAGGAACGATGTGGAGGACGTCCACGGTCCTCGATTGCATCCCAATCGACCAACCCTGCAAGCCTTGCTCGGCTGACCAAACGGGAAAGATTCTTATAAGATCGTTCCTTGTTTATGATGATGTTTTGCGTAACCAATTGATAGTAAAGCTGGCGTAAAGTCAAACGGAGACCCTGGGCCATGTAGTCTTCGGTTACTTGTATGCAACGGGCCAGAAGGTCCCGAGCCTCCCCTCCGAAGTTATGATCTACGAAATGTTCTTTCAATGGACCGCTCCTAAACTATCCATTTCTCTCCAAAAACTTCAACGGGGAAGATATTAGAACTTTTTTCACGTGAATTAACCCTGAACAAAACTGAATCAAAATCAAGACACCGGACTGACTTCCCTCGGCGAATGACATTCGAAAGATGAAGATAAGTGCGAGACTCGCAACGAGTAAGCTTCTTATCGGAGTAGATCTTCAACAATTCAATAGCTAGTACCAAAGCCTCACCTCTCCCCAAACAGATAACAAAATCCTGTAGAGTAACTCCACTCCCGGGTTTTACTTTAACAACCTGTATACTAGCCACCTTGTTTCCCCTTGATCAATTCCAATTGGTTCTTATTCTTTGGTCTTCTCGTCCAAGCATAACCAGGCTTTCTGACTTTCTTGACAGTAACCTCGACATAGTCACCCTTCTTGAAAGGAGAATCGACCTGCACCTTGACAGTCAAGTAGTTATCTCCGAGATCCCAAACCTCCTCCTGGACGGATGCAATCTTTTTTTCAATTATTGGTTTCTTCAAGACAATACCTCGATCTTGAAAACAGTTTGCTCTTCTTGATCCTTACCAAAAGGAGCATCAGTCCTGATGTAAACCTTTTCACCTATTGCCATAGGATCTCTGCGACTCCAGTAAAGAGGACCGGCCGTGCTGAACAGCTCACCGGGTTTAAGGTCTTTTCCTTTTATTCGAATCGCTTTGATCTTGAGCAATCGGTCTCCTTTTATCACTATTTAGTATAATTATACCACGAAATGATCAAACTTCCAATTTAGAGTTCCTCTTCCTTTAGGATCTTGTACCGGAGATATGTAGTAGCGTAGGACCGAGCCAGGCCCAAGTTCTTCTTCTTAGCAATGAATCCCCCGGTAGATTCATGGATCATAACCCAACCATCCGCATCAACCTCTAAGTCCCAAACGATTCCATTCCCAAAAGTCCAACGGTATTTTTTCATCAAACTTCAATCCTTCTTGATTTCATAGGCACCGGGAACATGATGAGTCACAACTTCAACATCATTCAGTTTATCTACGTAGAAATGAACTTCGTCCGTATTCTTATTCTCCACTCCTTCCGGGCCACCAAAGGAAAGAGAATATGGGAACTGATGATTATGCACAATGACCGAAGTCTCTGCTTCTTGATTGTATGACTGTAATTTCTCAATCAATTCTTTGACTTTCATCTCACGGTCCTCCACATTTAACAGCAACACCTTTCGGGGAGCTCAGCAAACCAAGCCCTCCGGTATTTCGCCCTCGCTCCATCTTCCCCGCCACGAAACTCTCTAATCTTAATGGACTTTGGATGAACATAGACATTGCAACCACCCATCCCCCACCGAGCATCGTTCAGAACAGTAACTTTGAGTCCCTGCTCTTTCGCATGTCTTCTGATGCTCCTGAGATTGCAATAGTTGCAAGTGGTCAGTTCACTCATTGCTATGCCCAATGGCATCCTGAGACAGAACTTTCATTCCATCTTTCTTCTCGACGTTCAAGAAATCGTATCCAACCAAGTGGCGCTCGTTGTCTCCATCCTTCTTGATCGTCTTATACTCCTCCCGATAGAACACCCTCACACTGTCACCTTCGGCCAGATGGTCCCAGAGCTCTTTGCCCGTAACGATGAACTTTCCATGCTGGCATTTGAAAACTACAGCATACTTCTCCGGGATGTCAATCTTCATATCAGTGAAGCTCAGGTCTCCATGAGTATCAAAGCCAGTTCCTGAGCCCGAACCATGTCTTGATGGAGTATAGACCACATCAGCCACAACCGCGGGCTCAGTCAGAGTATCAGAAAACTGCATGTTCTGCCTCTGCCTCATACGGTTGAAAGCAGGCACAGCGATAGCGAACAGAATACCGATGATGACCACTACCACCATCAGTTCGATGAGTGTGAACCCTTTGATTTTTCTAAGCATCTCTTCTCCTTAGTTCTGTCCACCCAGAATGAGTGGAAGACCATTCTTCGGGTTACCAATAACCACGATCTTGGCATTTGGAGAATGCGCCAGACGCTCTGTAGCCTCAATCCCCTTCCATTCCAAAAGCTGCTGGGAGATCCCCTGTTGAACAGTGATTTGAAAATCTCTAATGCCTGTGGCCTCCACTCTCTTGCGTTCAGCCTCCATCCTTTCCTTGTCCAAGACGAACTTCATCTGCTCAGCTTGTTGTTCCGCTGCCATCTTGTTATTGATGGCCTCAGTCAAAAGAGTTGGCAAGGCTACAGACCGAAGAAGCACTCGTTCCAAGATAATCCCCCTTCGCATAAGGGAGTCTGACAGCTCGTTGAAAATTTCATTGGAAATCTCCTCCCGGCCACTGGTATATAGAGCCTTCGCTTCGTACCTTACTGTAGCTCCTCTAGCGGCAGACCGACTCTGAGGAACTATAATGGTTTCATTAAATTTAGGGCCAAGCTCCTTGTAAAGTTTCACTGACTGAGAACCATCTACGTGGTAGAGTATCGAAACATCCAATGACACAGTCAACCCCTCTTTTGTAGGACAGGGCATTGTCTCCTGGTCCTGCACTGTTCTCGTAGGGATCATCACGAGCTTAGAGAGAGGAACGATGAAGTTCAGACCAGGAGACTTAGGTCCGTAGACCCACCCGTAGAAATCTCCTACTCCTACGTGGCCAGCAGGGACAGATCGGATTGAGGAGAACAGGAAGGAGATCCCTGCGAATGTGAACAAGACCGCATAGATGACATTTGCTATGCCATCGATCTTGATCACGATAGTCTTACTTTTCTCACCCCCCAACTGTTTGGGTGTATCATCATCCACAAACCAGGATGGATTGTTCATCATGGCTTTCCGGAACATCTTGCCAACGAGCACAGCCACAATCGCCAGAACCAACCAGAACCAGAACATCTTCCTTCTCCCTCTGTTTAAGTGTTTTTCTCGACTACGATAAAATTGTCACCAAGCAACTTCTCGATCACAGGCTTCACATCTGCCCATCGGAGACCACCATTCCCACATCCAGGGCGTACCATGTAAACCTTATGATTATCCTTACTAGGAAAGGAACGAGCAATAATCTCGGCTGACTCTTTGATCAACTCGAGATCCGCCCTCTCCCACCAATTGTGTTTGACCGGGAAAGTGATAACCTGATACTGCCCAAAGACCATAGGGATGTTCTCATGTTCCCTCAACCCCTTGCCTAATTCGAAAGGGAGCTTAGGAAACTTGAGAGCAGCTTGCTTAGCCACTCCTCGGCCCATCACACATGACCCATCCTTCTTCACAGTCCCATTGGTCGTAATGCAGACCCACTCGCCCTTCTCCCAGAAGTCCCAGAGATTTCCGGTTACCTCGAGCATCAGAAAACTATCACCCTCTCTGAGTCACTAAGAACCACAGCCGCAACGTGGTGAGCATCGTCGCTTCCAGGGAACAGCATAACATTACTCATGAACGAGCCCCCGTAAGTCTTATGGTCCTGGGTGAATGTGTTCACATGCATAACACCAAGGGGACTCACTCCCTGGACAGCATGGTAAGAAATCCCCATACCCCCTACACGAGACTCCAAAAGAACCTCAGTGTTTCCCGGAAGCTTTTCAAGCGCCTCGAACAATTTGCTGATCGTCATCTCACTACTCCTTTTTAAGGAACAACTACCTTCCACCGCTCAACACTGCACCCTTGGAACACAGCATCCTTCTTGTATTCAACACATACATCCATTATCATCCCACGAGTCTTGGCAATCGCAGCATCATCTACCTTATCTCCTGCGACATACCACCCCTTGTCACTGAGCCTATAGAGCATACTGCCCATAGGAACTCTCTTAGGATCTACCGCCACTGTAAATCCCGGGAGGATCTCATACCCATTGTACCCGATAGGAGAATGATCTCCATACCTGGTTATCGAACTATCGTCATTGAACTTGCTGTAGAATGTAGTTGTGTATCGTGCACTCTCGAAATGTCCTAACATCCGGTCAATCACAAAAGACTTGAACTTGTCTCGGGCATCCATAGCGACAACAAGGAGCTTGAGTGAGTCCCTTTCCATAACCAACCCATCACGCTCATCCCTGATCCTCGTAACCCTCCTATCAATATCCAAGAGCAACAAGCCTAGAAGTATCAAAGCCACTATGAGACAAATGATAAAAAAGACTAAGCCCTTCATGTTGGCTTCCCGATGATCTCTTCTAACTTCTTCTTCACGATATCGAACTGTTCCCGGAGACCAACCAACTCCAACAGCGCCATGGCCAACAAGATCTGGTCATCCGAAGTCAATTTATAATCCACTTTGCTTGCCAGACTCCTCAGATGATCAATCCCTGCATCAATGATTATCCACATCCCCGGGGAGACTTCCTCGACAAATGGAACTACACTTTGCAGTCTCTCATTCACATCCACAACTTTTCGGTCCTCAGGAAAAAGAATAATTTTATCACCGTTCATGACTTTTTTCTCACAGGAAGGTCCTCTTCTCCCCGGACAATACGGCCAATCTGAAGCAACCAAGGAGGAGTGATTAGTCCTACCGACAATTCAGTGAGTAAAGCCCCTAGCTCACCCCACCGGATATGCATTGCCTCGGGAGCAGTATAAAACGAGGATGTGACAATCCTATCCAACCGATCAGGATATTCGAAGTAAGGGTCCTCAGCCTTGGGGATAAGCGTCTTTATGGCCTCAATGACTTCAGCAATGTTTCTCTCCATCTCACCCTCCAGTATAACTAACATGACAGTACTTGTGAACTTGCTGAACCACTGAAGTGATTCCTCCATCGATGAAAGACACCTGGTCTCCATACTTTCCTCTTACCTTGTTCCACCACTTGTGGCTAGAAAACTTAGAGACGATGATAAAATCAAAAGATCCATTGAATGAGATCCTATTCGTAGCCTTGCAATGGACAAAGTCTACTGGCAAATACTTACACTTCTCATACACGGCTTGAAACTGATCCGCCAGGAGACCCACAATGCAGACCTTGTACCGGTCCTTCTTCTCTGGAACAGCAACCTTCTCAAGTCTGGGGACAGTCCGTTCTGCGAAAGGCTGGACAGGAAACCTCTCCCGAAGGAACAACTCCAACTTCCCAAAGGACTCCGAGAACCGAAGCATTGCATGCAAGAGAAGCTTGTCAGTAGGAACCTTAGAGAGAAGAACATCCTCATCGACCGTCTCGGGATCTCGCTCAAGGATCAAAGGCTCGGGATCCTTGAAGTCTGCGACCATCTGATTGATCTGCATCTGGACCCTAGATGCAATCCCCTTTGGCATCGCGGGGAGCTTCCTTCTCCTATCCTCGGGGAGCACAGCAGTCTGAACTTCCTCAAAGATCTGGCGGAGGCTTTTGCTCACATCCTTGAGCCTCCGCTCCGCGATCTCCTTCGTCAGGAGGGACTTCTCTTCCTCAGTCCAGTAAACTTTTTCTGCTTTTGACATGAATGTAGAATGGGTAGAATAAGTGCTTCCAAGTATAATTATACCTCAAATTTTTCAAATGGTCATCACCACCCCCTTTTCAGCGTATGAACACCAGACAGATCTGGATGACATGCAACAGTTGATCAATCCACAATGCTTCTTTCAAAGGATGCATCTGTTTCATGATCCAAACCTTCCGACACTTCAGATAGTCAATTCCATAGTGTCCCACAACCAACATGACAACTTTCCACCATTCGAATAGGCCAAAAGGAACTAAGGCAATAGACATCCCGAGTCCCCAAATCGCGCTGTGGACAAACAGCAGATAGCTGTAAGTCGCTTTCCCGACTCCAAGAAAATCCCCCTGCAGAGGATAGTCCAGAAGAAGATTCCACCAATACAAAACGATGAAAATCATTTCCCAATCTCCAACAGTATCTCGTGTATCCTGTTGTGCATATCATCGGTTGAAGGCAATGACTTATTCCATCCATACTTTCCAAGATGGACATCTATATCATGCAGCAGATTCAATGCGGAATCACGCTCAGTCAGTGCATGCGACAAGGACTCAGCCATCACATCCCACATCTTCTGACTTATTTTCATTAAGACTCCACTCCGTGATCTTGAAGATCGGGGGGAGGAGTCTGTTGCTCTTCTTCAGGAACTGGAGGAATCTCCTCTTCCTTCTTCTCCGTATAGGTCAGGTCCTGAACGTAGAACGCCCGGATCTCTACCGCGGAGAACTTCCGGTCGATCTCAGCAACATGAACCTCCCGGCAAGTCAAGCATCCCTCAACGAAAACCAATGAGCCCTTCTTTAGAGTCCTATCCAACCGCTCAGCAAGCTCATCAGTCGCTACCACCCGGACAAACGTGGAGTCCTTCTTGGTCTTCTGCTCCCGGAGATCGAAGTATTCCCTCCGGATCACTACACCGAAGGAGACCATCGGGACCCGGTTGTACATGTACCTGAGCTCGGGATCTTTGGTCAGATAAGCAACGACCATCACCCTGTTGATGTTCGGTACGAACATCTTCTCCGCATTATTGCTCATAATAATTCCCCCCCTATTAAGTAACTTTAGGATCTCCCGTGGGCAACAAACCTGAATCCAGCGCTCCCTCCCACAAGAAGCACATAATCGATAAAGCCCTTTTCATTTGACTCACCGATATTCCTCAACAAACTTTATGATCTTCTTTTTCAATCTTTTAGGATTCTTCAATTCTCTCTGCCAGATGAATAGTGTTTTATATCCATACTTCGCAAAGTGTCTAGCCCTTGTTCTTGTGTTTTCTCCCCTATGCCAATATCCACCATTGAACTCGATCAACAACATAGAACCGTCGGTACTAACGAAATCTGGACACTTGCCATCGACGAATAACTTACCATTCCCGACGTACCTGAATAATCTTGGAAACAGCGAATTAAGGATACTTAGAACCATCTGTTCTAGTTTGTTTGGACTACGGTGACAAGAGGATAAAACCTTGCTAGCAAATTTTGGATCTTTCCACTTCTCAACCATCCGTCTTTTAGAAACTTCCCCTATTTTCTTCTTCGTCATTTCTGTATGATGCTTACCAAACCAATAATGAGAATGATTTAAGCTCATCTTTTTTCTTATATTCTTAGAAAAATGTTTTCCGTAGTTAGAACTACATTCACCACTATTAGCCTTAGATATCTTCTTTCTAGTCTTCAGAGAAAGGTGTTTCCCGTACATAGGACTACTCTCACCAGTTTTTCCAAACTGGGGATGATTCCTCCCAGACATTCTTTCAGATAGACTTTTCTTCCACTTCAAAGTATGATGTTTCCCCCAAAATGGAGCATCTTTACCATAACGATGAACACCATACATAGGGGCATCCTTACCCCGACGACCATACATAGGATTATTTTTTCCCTTAACATCAACAAGATTTTTACGAATCTTTTTTCCCATCCTCAATACTCGATAATTCCCAAAGGAAACACATCACCGATAAAGCCCCAATGGTCATATAACTTAGAAACATTTGCTTATCTTTCTCCGGACTATCCTTGAGCATTGAAGACTGGTTGACATAGAATGCCATCGCCTGGAACAAGGACGCCACGAAGGGACACTCACTCCCTACCTTGATCCCCGTCCCCCAGAATGCTCCAAAGATGTCAAGGGCTCCAGCAGCCTCTCCGGACTGTGGCTGCTGACCAAACTTTGTGATGTAAAAAGCATAGTCATCAAACTTGAGTGCTTTAAGGTCCACATAGTTGATCATCACTTATCATCTCCTATAAAAGTTCACACTGTCTCTGTGCAAGAGTACTGACCAAAGAATTTTTGCGCCATTTTGCAAAATCAGATTTCCTTATCCTGACTTCATAACGCTTTAGCTCATCCAAAGATTGAGCCAATACGATCTTTCCCTTCAACGTATAATATCGACTATCTACTGGCTTCATCCTACTCATTCCCCCTCCAACCTTGGAACAAGCTCTTTCCCTTTCACAGAGAAGATGCTCTTCCCATGAAACACCATACCAAGGAAAAGCATATACTTCTTGACTAGTAGATCATCTGACCGAGCCATACGGATATAGGATCTCCTGAGATGATTCTTCAAACAGTTCCGTGACATCCCCATAAGGGTTGCCGCATCGGTCGTGGAGATCCTAACTTCCAAACACTTCAAGACCTTGACCTGGTTCTCAGTGAGAACATCGGTCAAGGCTTTCCGGATAATTTCCTCATTCATCTCGAACCAACAATAGCACCGAACGATCTTGAGAAGTTGCTTAACTCTCGTTGAAGTCCATACTTTCGACTTCTTGCAAAAGAATGAAATGTCTCTTCCACTTTTTTCTTTCACCAAAAGACCGAGCATGAAAACTTCCTCTTCTTTGAGCCAATGGTCTCGGACACGGTTCAAGATTCCTGAATAATACTCTGCATCAAATGCTTCAACTTCTTCGACAGCTGGTTCGGGTGACGGTACTTCTTCCGGATCACCATGACAAAAGAACTTAGATACTGCTTCAGGATCGATATACCAAGTGTCCCTGTCGAACATCGGTTCTCAACTGTATTTCGTACATAGCTTACGAATTCCTCTAAGATCTAAGATATCATAAAGACGATTGATGCATATCCAACCTTCACGGGTAGCCAATCTCCGGATATCAGTTACCGCAGCATCAACTGCCTTCCTATCGTGAGAAGACAAACCCTTCCTGCTCTTGATTTCCTGGACAATGGCTACAGCCTCATCAAGTCTTGGCATCTCCTTATTATTATACCACAAAAGTGTGCGCTTTTCTCGGGTTATCTGATTTAATCATTTGCCCCCTAAAACAAGGACCGCTATGCCTCCCAGTGGAAATTAAGTTTTGCAAATTCTCCAAACAGTTTCATTGCTACTTCATCGTATGCATGAGCAGCAGCATCCTCTCGCGGGAAATACCCAATACGTATTTGCTTCCCTTTGAACCGGATCTGTACTCTCCAAGCTTTACTTTTCCTATTCCAATGAACACCCTTAAACCTTGAACTTTTCAGTCTGATTTGAATCTGTTGGTTGTATTGGTTCTGAGCAGGAGTCGCTATTCGTAGATTCTCCCTCCGATTATCAAAATGATCCCCACTCCTATGGTCTGCCTCCATTCCATCTCCGGGAATCAATCCCAATAAAAGACGATGGAGATACAAAGGAACCTGTCTTTCTTTGATTCGCAAATTGGTTGCAACATAACCATTTCTAACATGCCACTTGAATTCAGAAATCAACAAATAATCCTCATCATCCACTATCGCATGTCTTCCTTGAGTCAATTCAATTATTTTCATTTCATAATCCTCCAACTATATTATACCATAAAATTGGCCGCTTTTCCAGAACTATCTTACTTAATCACTTACACCTTAAAATAAAGAGTATCATGTTAGTCGATGTTTCCCCTCCAGGGAGCTGGTAGGCAGGCGCTATGGCGCCGTTATGCCAGCGGAGCACACCTAAAACAACCTGCCCAATGAGCTCCAATAACCGAAAATACACCATAGTCCGTTCACTATGCAAAAGTGCACAAAAATAGGGGGCTCCTTTACCAGTGGAGCCCCCCTTTGATCCGTCAGGTTAGTTGGACTTCTTGGACTCGTAGGAAATGCTGGCGAGATAGTCGTCGATGGAAGCTACCCCCTTGGTAGCCATCGAGGCTGCCACCGAGAAGGCCCTGGTCTTGAGGTCAGCTCCCCGTCCGAATAGGATTCGGTTCAACCGGTTCTCACCGGCATTGTCCTCCCGACGGGTGTCTCTGTAGTCCACGAATTCCGTGACCGCGTTGTAGCCACCCCAGAGAGTCCCCCTGACTCCCTTGATCTCAGTGCCCCTTCCCGAGACGGCCAACCTTTTAATCTCCTCCCTGATCCGAGCATTGCGGTCATTCTTCACCTCGGCCCGAGGAGAGTCCAGATTGGTCGAATCCCTGACCACCGCCTGGAGGTACTTGGAGAAGTAGTTGTCCGGGAGCTTCACCAGACTCAACTTCTTCATGACCTCCTCGATGGAGTCGTAGTTGTTCTTGATGATCCCCAGGAGATCCTCCACCTTCTCCAGGTTGGTCTTGACATCCGGATAGTGGTAGACCCGGAAGGTCTGTTCCTGTCCACCCTGGGCCATAACCAGAGTGTTCTGGCAGACCACCCTGACCGGAGTGAACTTCACACCGACCACTGTCCCACCATCGTGCCCGTTGTAGAGCAAGAGGTACTTCTTCGTGATGTCCTGGTTGAGGACCTTGATCTCCCCAGGAAGCTTAGCCAAGATCCAGATCTTCTCTCCCCGGCCCAGTGCACCAGCGGTCTCGAAGATCGCCTTCTTTGCTCCGACCACTCCGTCGAAGAAGCTGAAAGCCTCGGAGTTCTGGAGTGGCGTGTAGGACTTGCCAACCACCCCGAGCGGGGACCATTCATCCTCCCGAACCGTAGCGAAGTAGTCAGGGACTTTCTTCATCGAACCGGACTTGACCTTGGCGTAGAGATCGTACTTCCCAACCTGCCAGTCGAGACCAGCAGCCTTGATGGCTTCCTTGGAAGTCGCTGGACCTTTCAGCTTGGTCCCCAATCCATGCCAGGGGGTCTCCCCGTGGTAGAACATCGCGTGCTTCCCGTTGGTTTTCGCCAGATTGTGTACCATGGTTCTTTCTCCTTTTATTTAATGGTTAGCTTAGTTTCCTTCGATCAAACTTTGGTTAACCCCCACAACACCATCACCTGCCCGAGATTTCCTTTAGCCCAGAGTAACCCTGCCTCGAGACCCATTGAAGTTAGACCTCCGATAATCAGGTTAGGACTTAACTTAATCCCGTCCATCATCCCCCCACCCTTCAGGGTCTCGAAATCCTCCTTTACGTCCTTCGGATATTCCATTGTTCCCCCCTTACTCTACGTTGACCCAGTTCATTGCTGTCTGAAGGAGGTGGTCATAATCCCCGGACTCAGCCTCCTTCGTGAACTCCGCAATTTCCTCTGATGGAACATTAGCTCTCTTGAGTGCCTTCCTAACACTTCCCAGGATGAAGAAGGCGTTTCCATCGTGTTCAGTCAACTCCACTGTGACCTCAGGGTGACGAACATCTGACATTAGATTCCTCCTTCTTAGTGTTGTCTGATCTCAGCGATCTGGATAGCCTGGAGGGAGGCTCTGAACATAGAACCCCGCCCCATGAACTTATCCCAGGAAGTCGTCCCGGCTATCTTCTTCTCCAGAGCAGCAGCCACTTCATATCCGTTGGCCGTCTTGTCATCTGGATTTCCTTCGACGTAACCCCCAACTCCCCGAGCATGGATTGCCTTCCGGCATTCGGCCACGGTGTGCTCGGGCCAACATGGCTCCATGCCACATTCCTTTCTGAACCTATTCCCAAGATCTACCGAATCATAGATCGTGTGGGAACTGAGCTTGGCCAACCATTCGGAGACTTTCACTTCTTGCCTCCTTTCTTTGGAGGATGTCCTGGGCACTTCCAAACCCCCGGACTCTCCTCGACGGCTTTGGGGCAGGTACTGACTACCTTCAGACCCTTCCTGATCTTCTCCTCGAGTTGCTTGACAGTGCAATGAGGAAGAACAGTGGGATCCTTCTTGGCCTCAGCCAAAATGAAATTGGCGGAGAAGCCCATGTGAACAGTTCCGATGCGCTTCTTCATGTTCTCTACAGTCCCGGGTAAGAAAGTTCCCGCTCCGTCGGAAGGGTATG